CCACCTTTATACTTTCCAGTGTTCAAAGGAACTACCATACTAATATCAGCACTAGCATCATGATGCCATGCGCCTTGTTTTTTATCCCTTAAATTATAGTTGGCTATTTGTATTGCACCATCATCTACGTGCCTATTCCAAATATTCAAAAATATAGGATTGCCTATAGTATATATCGTTTGCATAAGAGATTGGTAGACTTCAGGGCAATTATCTTGAAAAGTTATTTCAGGTATTTGGCGCAAATCATCTTCTTCTGGGTTAGGTTGAAAGCCATAATATGCTTCTAAGTGCTTCATTTCGTCTAATAATATGCCACAAAACTTTTCTGAAAAGAAAGGCACCGTGTAAACATCTTTAAGTGGTTCTTTTATTATATTGTCTAGTTTTGTTTCTTTTAATGGTTTAGTACCGTTATCTTCATAGAAATTAACTATAGGTTGTATAGAATCTTTTACAGCATTAAACGTATCTTTGTTAATATACCAATCACTTGGGTATGCTAATAATAAGTTTTGCAACTTGTATTCTTTTTGTTCTGCTAGCTGTACCATCTTTCAACACCAAATCCTGTAATGTTCTCAGTTACGTTTACAGTAACGTTGCCATCAGTAGTAACAGTAACATTACCTAGTTGAGCTTGCATTTCATAGCCAGTATCAAGACCTCTTTTTTCAACGTCAATCCATCTGTTTCCTGTGTACACTTGTAAAACATCTATACTGGTATTCCATATAATGCTACCCGGATTAAACTGCAAAGTATTTTTATCTGCTTCATTTATCTGACGCGTGTTATCTAAATCTACTGCACCAAGGTTTATTTCTAATATTCTAATTAGTCTATTAAAAACATCAGAAGTAACAGTATCAGATGCAATAGGTAATTGCGTTTGTAATATTTTACTCATCGCCTACCATCTGGTTTTATATCTATACGAGTAGCTCCTAACCTCCATCCTATTGATAAATTACCATCTGCTGTTGCATTGTCATCAGATTCAAATCTAAGCACTATTTGTCTTGATCTACAACGAACAAAGGCTTGTTGCGTAGATGAAGTAATTGCATTAGTTGAATTAATTACAAGTGAGTCTCCAGGAAAATTTCTAGTTTTTAACACAATATTGACATTACCATTGTTGTTATCTTGTAAAAATTTGTAGTCTGGTATTATTCTTTTTAAGAAAGAAAATTGTTCACCATCTCCTATGTCTAAATCAGAGCTTTCTATAAATACATTAGTCATTGGAGAGCCATCATCATCAAAACCTTCTTCATGTTTATATAAGAAACCATCGCTTGTAGCTCTTGGGAAATTAACAATACCTGAATCAAGCCATGCAGTTCTTGATAATTGTCCATAGAACCATAGTCCTTCTACATAGTTATACATGACATATCTGTCTACTTCAGTTGCGCTGGCTGAACAATAGAACCAACCTACTTCACTTTTATCTTTTATGGTAAAAGAATTTATTTTAAATGATTGACCAAGGTTTACATCACCAAAAACGTAGTTATGTACTGAACATGGTAAAGTTTGCACACTACCATTGTATGAATAAAAGTTGTTATAACTCATCCAATAAACTCCACTAGGAGTTGTTATTGCGGCCTTAGGGCCTATCAAACCTGTGCCTTCATTAATTAAATTAATTCCAAAAGTAAATGGAGGCCCTATAAATTGCATACTATATAAAGCAGTATCAGTCCAAACTAATGTTTCTTGTCTTGCTTTAACACCACCAATAATAGATGAACCAGAAGATAGCCTAAGTGATCCTGCTGTGTTGGTTGATAATGGCTCAAAGTCTAAAGCGTTTTCTTGATCACTAAAAGCTATAAGCATTGGATCTACAACTCCAGTTCGTGTAGAACCTAATATAGGATCAGATCCTAATACAATAAGATGTCTATCTTTTTCAGATTTAATTACTTGTAATCCTTTAGTAGGAACTAAGTTAGCTCCAGATATGCCTGACAAAGCCACAGCTCTTGCGCCTACACCGTCTTCTTCAGTCCATTTAAAAATACCAGAAGATCTTTGGTTTATCATCAGATCTTCACCAAAGTTATCATGTGTCCATAGTCTTAACTGGTTTGTTTCACTAAGTGCAGATGTACTACCAAAAGTTCCTTCTCCCCATCCGTTAGCACTCCAACCAGTACCAGCTACATATACATCTAAACCAACATTTACTTGATAAACACCAACTACAGATGAGCCACCGTTGTTACTATCAGATGCGTTAGCAGTAACTGTAGATCCTGCTGTATCTTTAGCAATAATTTTATAACTGTTAGCATTCACAACCGTATCTATTTGGTACTCTTGATTTAAAACAGCAGCAGTAACTAACCCACCTAAACTAGCAGCACCGCTAAATGTTACAAAATCATTTTGCACAGCACCATGAGCTGTATCTGCAACGGTAATTATTGAACTGCCATTAGACCCAGCAAATACTACATCGCCAGCAGAAGTTGTAGATCTTATTGGCGTAATGTCATTAAAAGAATCACCAGCCTCTATATAATATTTTAAATGTGTTCCTACTCCTAAAAACTTTGTGCTCTCAAGAGATATCCATGCGTGTAAGGCTCTAGCACTTCCTAGATAAGTATTTGATGTTTCTTTTTCCCAGCCACCAAATTTTTCTGGTCTGCCTTTTCTAAATCTAACTAAATTACAATCAAACCAACCGCCTTCGTTATCGTAAGCTGTGCCTTCTCTATTAATACCTGGCTTAAATGTAATTTTCTGTAACGGCATATTAAACCTCGTGCCACTCCTTTCCTGCAAAAAGTAAAGCTTCTGCTTCTCTACGTCTTATAAGACCTTCTAATACTTTACCATTGGCTTTATTCCATCTTTTAATTTGTTCAGGTACATCTTCGTAATCACCTGCATTTATAACTTTTAACATAGTAGAAGAGTTAAGATTGCCACCACCTAAATTAAATGTCCAAGATACTAAAGCATCAAATTGATGTTGATCTAAAGCAACTGTAACTGCCTTATCAACTATATCTTCAAACTTAGAAATATCTTCTAGTAATAATTCTTCTGCTCTTGCTTTAGATATAGACATACCCATTTGTATTCCATGGGTGCTTCCGTAACCTATGGTTGCAACTCCCGCGGCGCATAAATAAGAATTTAATTCACAACCTTCAAACTTTTTAATTAACGATAAACCTTCTTGTGATATCTTCATATTTTTATTCCTCTGTAATTGTAGTAACTGTTCTATAATACACAACAACTTCTTTAAGTTCATTTATATACCTTTTTAATTCTTGCATGTTATAAGCCATAATTTCATAATCTGGTATTGTCATTGCTAAAAATACCAACTCACCTTCTTGTTTTTCTATTCTTGCTAACTGATCTTCCCAGTTATCAGGAGTTACTACAATCCACATAGGTTCTTGCAAATCAATCTCTCTAGGCATGACCGGTTGCACTATTTTTCTTTCTAGTGGCTTTGCTGTAACTTCTATCTGCTTAGTTGGAATTAGGCTGCAACTGCAAACCATCATCAAGAGAGTCAACTGTACCGCTAAGTTTTTCGATTTCTTCCATAATATGTTTTGTACCATTATTTATCTTCCTTTCCATTTTTATTGGATCTGCAAGAATTTTTGCAGATAGTTCATAGTTCTGTATGAATTTTGTGTATCTATTTAATTCTCTTTGTGCTGCTTGGCTTTTGAGACTTAATTCATTTAATTGTCCTGATTGTAATTCAAAATCAGCTTGAATAGACTTGATTGCTTCTTCTTGTGTAGCTATTGCTCCTTCTAGTAGTGCATTATTCTTAGACAGTATTTGATTTTGATTATATAAATAATAAGAACTTAAGCCTAAAACTAATATAATTGCTATAAAAAATTGCTGCACTAAAGTTCCTCTATAATATAATTAAGACCACCAGAGCTACGATACTCTATTTCTTTTCCATCTTCGTTACGAAATTTTAAATGGTTTTCTTTTTGAACTATAATTTTTTTTGTAATGTGAATAGTATCGTCTGAATCACCATATTCTTTGTTAAAAGATACAGTAATTTGATATCTAGTTTTAAATTTATGCCACAACCATTTTGCAATTGATAACAGGGCATTTTTAAATTTATTCATTTTTAATTCCAAGTATAAATTTTAAGAGCTTTTGCCTTTCCCTTAACTTTTAAGTCCTTTAAAGATTTTAACTTAAAACTACAACTTTTGGCAGTCTCATGTCCTATAAGAACATCAACGCCAGCTTCTTTAGTTCCAGACTCAAGACGTGCTGCTACATTTACGCAGTCACCAATCGCTGTGTAATCAAATCTAGTATCTGAACCCATATTGCCTATAACTGCAAAACCTGTATTTACACCAACACCTATTTCTATTCCTAAACCAGATAGTTTTACTTTGTCTTGTATTTCTTTGGCACAAAGAATTGCAGCATCTTCGTGATTATCTAAGTCTATAGGAGCATTAAATATGGCCATCATTGCGTCACCAATATATTTATCTACCATTCCATCATAAAATTTTACCGCGTTAGCTTGAATGGTTAAAACTTTGTTCATAATCTCTGTTACTTCTTCTGGTTCTAGTTTTTCTGATAAAGAAGTAAAACCTCTAACATCTGTAAATAAAAAAGTGCATCTTCTTCTTTCACCGCCAAGTTTTAAAAGCTCTGGATTATCTTGTAATTTTTTAACTTGTCTTGGATCAAGGTAATGTTCAAATTGTTTTTTAATTTGTTGACGTAATTTAAACTGTTTTCTAAAGTTTAAATAGAAAGCAATGGCGCCAGTTATAAATTGTGAGATAAAAGTCCATGAAAAGTCTATTAGATAGCCTTTTTGGATGCTAAAAAAGCCTGAGAGCGCGGTAGCTACAAGTAAAACTACAGCAACACTTACGCCCTTAGTTATACCAAGAAAGTTTATTGAGAGCCATGTCAGGGTAACAAATATCCCAAAAATTAAAATCTCCAAGGCTATTGCAAAATCTGGAATATGTGGAGAGTTT